GCTCGACGGGGAGGGGCGATGAACGGCGAGACACTGACGATCGCGGTCAAGCTACGGCCTGCTGAACTGCTGCTGCTCGATGGGCGCGTCGGGCCCGAGGCGCAAGCAGCGGTCGATGTCGCGCGCGAGGGCATCCGCATCGGCACCGTGCACGGGCTCGATGAGGCCCGCGCGAATCTGGTCGCTCGCCTGCTGTCGGAGGCGCGTGCAGCGGGCCATCTCGGCTGGCGCTTCTCCAGCATGGACTACTGCGGCGTCTGCAGGACCGACCCAGGCACCGTCAAGGTGAGAGGCAGGACCAAGAACCGGGTGCTGTCCGGGTTCGACTGCTCGACCGGCTTCATCATCATTCGCGGCTATTCCAGCCTCGGTGCCTGCAGCGCTTGCTTGGAGGCCGTCCGCCCCGCTGCCGTGGAGGAACTGAGCTACGTCAAGGCGCAGATCCCGGAGCAGTTGGCGAAGGAGGGCGCCCCTCGCTGGAGGCGATTCGATCGGTGCACCTGCACCAAGTGTAAGTGGGCCGGGCACGAGGGCCAACTCCTCGGCGTGGGTGCCATCATGGGCGGCCTGTATCATGGCGAGTGCCCCGCCTGTGGTGCGCAGAACACCGCATTCGGGCCACGGATGATCGAGACGGTCCCCAGGGCGTTCGAGGTGGTGCCCGCCGAGTCCGTCGCTCCGCTCACAAGTCCGTGGCAGCGCACCCACGCCATCGCCGCCGAGGAGGCGAGCCATGGGCGGTGAGTTGAAGCCCTGCCCGTTCTGCGGGAGCGATGACGTGATGAAGGACGCCGACATCGACGGCGTGCTGGTGCGCTGCCTCGACTGCGACGGGCGCACGGGCTGGCACCCTCCTTCGCGCGCCATCGCCGCATGGAACGCGCGCGCTCCGAGCCGCGCCGCCGTGAGGGCGGAGGCGTTCAGGGAGATCGCCGACGGCTGCGAAGAGCAGGCGTGGGTCGAGGCCATCGAGTGCGTGGAGCAGCGCGCGGCGGACACCGAGCAGGGCGAGTGGGTGCGGCTGTACGCGGTCGTCGAGGGCGTCGTGGGTGCGCTGTGCAACGTGGCCGAGGCGGCTCGCAGTCAGGCCGAGAAGGAGGAGCGCGATGGCGCGTAGCGTCCGGGGACAGCACCCTGCGCAGCGCGGGCTTGTCGTGATGAGCGCATGGGTTGACCCGGCGCTGCGGCAGTACGCCCGCGCGCTCGCCCAGCGGGCAGGTGTCGGGGTGAGCGAGTGGATCGGGGAGAAGCGGCGAGGCAAGGCCGCGCGGGCGCGTGAGGCCAGCGCATGGCTCGACGCGCAGCCGGAGTGGGCGCGGAGCGGCAGCGGAATCACGCTGCACCACATGACCCCCGTGTGGGCGGCCGAGGCGGCAGAGTTCAATCGGGCGCTGGGGTGGTGGCTCGATCGCCCGGAACTCAAGTACGACTCGCTACCCCCACCGCCGCCACACCCAGACCCCCAGGAGTAGCGCCAGGACGCCGCCGAACGCGAGCGCCCCGTAGCCGAGCCAGGACGGCCCTACGCGCGTCGCGCGCTGCTCCTCGACCCGCGCGACCGCAGTCGCCTCCGCGTGCGTCTCCGTGCGCGTGGCGCTGCCGCTGACGGCGTGCGCCTCGACGGGCGCGACGTGCGTGCGGGTGGTGGTGCGGCGCAAAAGGTGAGGCCGCTCCTGCGGGGGGGCAGGAACGGCCTCAGGGCTCTTGGCCTCGCCTCTGCTGGCGCTCGTGGCGCTCTGTGCTGCAGGCACATACTCCTCGATCACCGTCACGCTGTCAACTGCCCCGCCCGTCACGCGCACGTCCGTCTGCGCTGCGGTCGTGGCGACCTGCTCCGCCCGGGCGGAACTGCTGCTGTCCGTGGTGGCGCTGCGCGTCGTGGTGCAGGCGAGGACGCACCCGGCACACACGCCGATCAGCGACCGTGCCGGGTTCACGGCCACGGCAGCAACCGCCAGCCCGCGAGCTCGAAGTGCGGCATGTCTTTCAGCTTCGCCCAGCGCCCTCCCCAGACGAGCCCGAGGTCCTCCCCGATGCGGCCCAGCTCGCCGAACAGGTCGAGCCGGTCCCACGCGGCGCGCTCGGCCACGATCGGGCACAGGTCGTAGGCTGCCCCACGGCAGTGCGGAGCGCGGTCGGGCATGGCGAACGTCACGACCTTTCCGGCGTCCACCACGTCCCAGTTGCCTGCGGGCGTGAGCATGCGCCCCTTGCGGTACGCCGCCCACTGTTCGTCGGGCGTCCGGCGCCCGGCCGTGAACACGATGGCGATGCCGCGCTTCTCGGCGCGCAGGCGGTGCTCTCGAGCGAGCGAGCGGAGGGCGGGTTGCAGTCCCTCGATCAGCGCGTTGCTCATCGCGTGAACCAGAGGGTCAGGCCGACGAACAGGACGATCCCGAGCAGGGTCCACAGCAAGGCGTCACCCCCGAGGTTCGACCGGAGGCGGAGACGCCCCCGCGTCGTTCATCACGAACCTGCGGATTGTCACGAGTTCGCCCCGGAACCTCGCCATCTCTTCGCGCAGCGAGTGCATGTCCGTGGTGTGACTGTTGCGCTCGGCAGCGAGCGCCTTCGACACCGCTTCGTGCGCGATCGCGGTGACCGCTTCCTTGGCGGAGGTGTACAGCGACCAGGCGATGCGCGTCACGGCTACGAGAGCGCCCACGACCGCGCCGAGGCCGCCGCAAATGAACAGCAGCATGGGGAGACTGCTCGCGAATTGCTCTTGCCCGGTCGGCGCTGCCTGCGATAGCAGTCCTGCGGCCTGTGCGACGGCCGACGTAAGTAACGAGCCAGCCCCCCCGACGCACAGAAGTAGCGCAGCGAGCGAACGGCGAAACGCGTATTCCACGATCACTCCTTCGGCTGATTCATCTCGCCCACACCGACCGCCGCGGCCAGAGCAGGGAGCATCACGCCGCCGATGGTGAGCGGGATCGTCCACGCGGGCGCCTGAGGTACGAGCGCGAGGCAGCACGCCCCCGCGCCCATGAGCACCGAGCGAATGGCGAGCTTACGGTTCCTCTGTTTGCTCATGCGTTACTCCCCACTCGCCCGGAGCGCCTGGACCATCGCTCGCAGCCACTTCGCGTTGCCTGCCTCGTCGCCAAGCTCCGGCAGCAGCGCCCCGCCGCGTCGCTCTGCCTCCAGACCCATCAGTCGCCCCGTCTGCCCGAGCGCCACAGCCTCCGGAGACGCGCCGCGCATCCCGAGGAGCGTGCTCTCGGGACCCGTGAAGAACCGGCGCATCGAGTTGAACAGGTGCGGATCCTGCGGAGGCTTGGGCAGCGCCTCTGTCTGCTTGGCGAGTCCACGAAAGATGCTCGCGTCCGCGCTGGCCGACGGGAGCGTGTCCGCGAGCGGCACCGGAGACTCCGCGCCGCCCTTCTTGAGCATCTCTTGGATGCCCCAGCCCTTCGCCTTGTTCGCCGCCTTCCGCGTCGATCCGAGCGAGGTCATGGTGCCCTTCGCCGTCTCCACCGCGTCGTTGCCGATCAACTCTCCGAACGTGTCCGGCTCATGGTAGGCGCGGTTCACCATCGCCTCGCCACGAGGGATCTTCGCCGGAGTCGCATCGCGCACGCCGACCGCAGACGCAAGGCCGCGCTTCGCGTCCTCCGCCTCCATCGCGGCAAGGAGCGCCTTCCGAGAGGCCGTCTCTGCGCTGTTCGGCACCCCGGGCGGCTTGAGCGGAGGCCGCCCGACCTGTGATCCACGCAGCCATGCAGGCGCGCCGCGCACGATGTCCACCGGCTCTCGCGGCACCTTCGGCAAGCCCTCGCGCCCGGTTAGGATGCTTGGCTCCGAGGGGGGCACCGTGCCGGGCGGGAGCATCCGCTTCGCGTTCCCGAACGTCGGCCCGAGCACGTCCTCGGCTGCCGCCGCGTTCGCCGCGTCGCCCTCGACCCCGGAGAACCAATCGGCGCGCTTCGCGTCCTCGAGCGCACGGAGCGCGTTCGCGTGCTGCGACGAGCGAGCGGCGACCGCGCGATCGGCGGCCTTCCGGGCGGGGTTCGCGCGCGGGTTCAGGGCGCCGCGCAGGGTATCCATGAACGCACCCTTCGCGTCCGCGAGCGGCTTCACCGTGCCCTGCATCATCCCTTCCGCCGTGTCCGCCACGTTCTTGCCCTGCACCGCCGCCGCTCGGTTGCCTGCCGCCGCCTCTGTCTTGGCCGCGAGGTCGTTCAGCAGCGAGGAACCGCCACTCGCTGCTGAGGACATCCCGACCGTGGGCGCCTCCAGTGCCACCTTCGAGCCAGGCAGCGACGGGGAGCCGAACATCGCTCCGGGGTTCCGTGAGAGTTCGCCCTTCAGCGCACCAAACCCCTCATCCGAGAGCCCTCCGAACGGCGTCGGCTTCCCGCTCATCTGTGTCCGCACGCCCGGGGTCGTCCCACCGAGGAACCGCGCGAGTCCCGGCAGTCCGACGCGCTGCGCCATGGGGGCGAGCGCGTACTTCCCCGTCGTGCCCGCGACAGCGGATGCCGCCGCGTCTCCGAGCGCGTCCATGCCCATCTCGGATGGCGTGGCCGTCTGCTGCGTGATCGAGTCGTAGATGTTCCCGACGCCCTGCCCCGCGAACGATCCGAGGCCAGTCAGCGCCGCCGCAGCCGGAATCGACAGGCCGCCCGTCGCCGGAGCCGCCGCGAGGCCGAGCAGCGGCACCCCGATGCCGCCCACAGCACGGCCCCACCCGCGCCCGGTGTCCGGGAGCATCGAGCGCACCTCGTCACCGATGGCGGAAGCACCCCCTGACGCCATGCGTCGAAGGAGGGCTCCGGTGCTCATTCCCTGCGGGACTGGCTCGTTCGGAGTCGTGTCTACGGGCGGAGGCACCGGCGCCTCTGCCTCCATCGCCGCAAGGAGCTTCGCTGCGGCGGGGTTCTTCGGGTTCGCCTTCGCCCAGGCGAGCACCTCTGGCTTGACCGGCATCGGCTACTCTCCCTTCATGGCGCGCTCGGCCTCTGCCGCAGCGTCGTCGAGAGCCTTCGACGGACGCTTGCTGAGACGCCCAGTGATCTCAGCGATCTGCGCTGCGTAGGAATCGCGCCGGTTCGCCATGTCCTTCGCGAGCACCTTCGCCGCCTGGATGATCTGCGCCCCCGTCGCGTCCTCGCTCATCAGCGAGTCGATCTCGTGACGCGCCGAGTCGGACACCGGAGTACCTCCCGCGTTCGCGCTCTGGAGCACGCGCCCGATCTCGGCAACGGCCACGCGACGAGCAGCGTTGAAGGCTGCGATGTTCGGGTCGCCGACGCCACGAGCGAGGGCACGGCCTGGCTTGTTGAGCCACGGGGAGTTGAGGTCACCGATCTTCTTGGCCGCGTCGAGAAGGAGCTTCAGGTTCTTGTTCGCCGTCTCCTCGAAGGCGTTGACCGCATCGGTGTTCTTCTGGAGCGCGGCGAGCGATGACTTGCTGGCCTTCGTCTCGCCGCGCAGGCCGGTCAGGTCCGTGTCCGGGTAGAGTTCCTGCGCCCGATTCATGATCTTGACCTTCGACGCCATCCCCGCCGCTCCTCGCGACAACTGCGGGAGCGTCCCGTCCTTCGCGAACACGTGCGCCGCCTGTTCGATCGCCTTGTCGGAGAGCGGAGCGCCGCCGTCGCCTCCCGCCGCCGCCTTGACCTTCGCGATGCGCTCCTTCGATGCGTTGTTGTCACCAGCGAGGTCGCCCTTCGCATCCAGCGCGTTCTGCGCGCCGACACCACGGGCTCGAGCCGCCGTCAGCTCCGTCGCGCGGCCGATGTCCGTGCCCTTCGCGGCGCGCTGCGCCTCCGCGAACGCACGCAGCGAGTCCTGCGTCGCGTTCTCCTTCGCCACGCGAGCCGCATCGTCCACGAGCGGCTGCCTGAGCCCCGCACGCACGCGGTCCCAGCCAGGCGCGTCGATCTGCGTGAACCCGCGACCCTGCTTCACCCCGTAGCTGCCCGGCGTGTACATCCCCGCAAGACTCTGCACCGTGTTCGTCCCACGCACGTCGTCTGCGACGCGCTGCGTCACGGAGGGGTCCACAGCGACGGGAGGCGGAGTCGGCTCGGAGGCGACAGGGGTGTTCAGGCCGCGCGCGGCGAGGGCGCGCATGGTCGTCTCGATGTTCTCTGGGGTGAGGGTGTCGGGGTCCGGGGCTCCGGTCATGCGAGCGGACGCGAGGGCGCGCATCGCCTCGACCATCGGATCCTTGCGCGGCATGGCTGCGGGCATCAGCGGTACCTCCGAATGAGTTCGCTGGCGCTGATGCCGTTCGTCGGCATCGCGCGCTCCTCTTCGACCGGCACCGAGAGGTCGATGCCTCGGCCCCCGTTCAAGATCAGAGACGACGGCGCGCGGAGCATCGCAGCCACGCTCGCGGCTGTCGGCGCCGGAGGCACGCCGCTCACCTCCGGCAACTGCGTGATCTTCGGCACTCCAGCGCCCGTCGCATCGTGGTGCGTCACGGGGCCGGTAGGCAGCATTGAGAACGTGGTCGGAGGCTGCTCACGAGCGCCAGCGGCGATCTGGCCGATGCCGTTCGCCACGCCCGAGATCGCCATCCGAGTTGCCTCGCGCTGCCGCTCCGCGAAGTCCTGGGCGTTCCCGGCCGCGTTGTTCATGCCCTGCGTCTTCATGATCTTGAAGTTGTTGAGCTGCGCAGCGTTTTTGTCCATCTCCGCCCGGAACGCCTCGCCTGCCTGCCGAGCCCGAGCGTCCGCCATCGCATTCGCGCCAGAACCAGCCTCCGCGACGCGCCCTGCGGCCCCCTGCCCGGAAAGCTGCTTGGCGAGGTAGGTCATGCCTGCGTTCCCGCCGTCGCCCCGCATCGCTGCGTCCTGCTCGATGGCCCCCTCGCGGCCCTTGGCGAACGCCCCGGCGTCCGTGATCGCCCGAAGCATCATCGCCTTGTCCTGCGCCGTCAGGCCACCATGGGACCACTGTGAGAGCTGGTCCATGCTCTGCTTGTAGCGCGGGTCCTTGTTCGGGTCCTCGTAGGCGAGATCCTCCCACATCTTCCGCTGCCGCTCCACCTCGTCGCCGCCATCGTCGCCGAACAGCGACTCCAGCGCCCCCACACCGAGGCCGATGCCTGTGCCCGCGAGCGTGCCGATGCCTGTGCCCGCGAGCGTGCCGATGCCAGCGCCAGACGCACCCCGAGAGAGAAGATTCTGGATCCACGTCTGCGCATCTGCGGGCATCTGGCTACCGTCCCTTCATGCCGAACGTGATCGAACTCGATGGGTACAACTGGAACACCGGCTGCGTCTCCGGGTTTACCACGGGAGCGCGTAGCGGGGCACTCGGGCCGCCCTGTCCCTTCGGGGACCCGATCGGACCAGTGGCCGTGCTCGCCACATTGACCCCGGTCGTACCGCCCATCCCGTAGGCGTTGCTAACGGCGTCGTCCCACTTCGTCATGCCCGCCGTCGGTGTCATCTGCCCCGACTTGTCGTCGCCGACCCCGGTCGCGCTGTTCAACCGCTTGTTCCACCCCGAGTGCAGCGGGTTCGCAGAGAGCACGCTGGCGAAGTTGTTCCACCCGCCTCCGTTGCCGCCCTGCGTCGCGTAGTTGGCTGCGTACCCGAGATCCGGGGGCCGCGCCGCGAACGGATCTTCGGCGGGCTCTGGCGTCGGCGCAGGTCCGGGGCCACCTCCGGTGCCTCCGGTGCCTCCGGTGCCCCGGTCGCCAACGCGCCAGGGCAGCGTCGTGCCACCCGCGCCGCGCGGGGGCGGACCCCCGGGGCCGGACAGGGGGCCGGAGTCCGGGCTCGACGGGTTCACCGGATCGGGTGTTGGCGACGCCTCGGGATCCGCGAATCCGCCCCGCTCCTGCCATTTCGTGTAGGCCATCGGTTACTCCCAGTAGCCGTCAGGCGTGACGGTGATCAGCAGGTTGCCCACCGTCGTCACGGTGCCGTAGTTACGCAGCTCGATGGCGAAGAACTCGCCGGGGTTCACGCACAGCGGGGACTGGAACGAGACGTTGATTCCAGGCCCGAGACTGAGCGTGCCGAGGGCCGCAGTCGCCGCGTAGGACTCGATGCCGAGCGGGACGTAGCGCGGCTTCTTCGTCGTCGCGGTCGCGAACGAAGCCGTCTCCGCCGTGAGCAGCGAGACAGCCGTGTGCCCATAGCACGCCGAGTACACCAGCATCAGCGGGCCGCCCGTGAGCGCCACCTCGACGATGCTCTGGATTCGGATCCCCGTGATGAACAGCTTGCGCCCGGTGACGTTCACCGTGCCTGCCGGGTTCTGGAGGCTCGACAGCAAGCCGCCCGTGCCGCTCGTCAGCGTGGGCAGCACGCGGAACACGCCTCCGAGCCCCGTGAACTGTGCCGCCGCCGTCGCCTGCACGACCGCTGCCGCCGCTGCCGGTGCCGACGATGACGCGACGGTAGTGGGACCGACCGACGCGCCGTTCTGGTACTGCGTGGCGTGCCAACCCTGCCCGGTCATCTGATGCGGCCACGGCTTCGACGTGTTCAGATCCCCCAGCGAGACGGTGATGTCGCTCACGCGCATGACGCTCGTGTTCGACACGTTGCCGATGTTGTACTTCTGCATGAACACCGGCAGAGCGCCCTGCATGAACGGCTGGCCCTGCACCACGGGCAGCGTCGCGGAGCCGATCTTCACGTCGTTGCGCCAGAGGTTCACCTCGCGTTCGCCCACCTCGATCGCGTACTTGTAGGCGGTCCCCAGCGTATCCGTGAACCCGGTCAGCACGCCGGACGAGGTGAGCACGGTGTTGTAGGCGATGACCAGCTCGACGCCCGAAACAGTCTGCTTCACCCAGACGCCATCGGTCGGGATCGTGACGGCAGCGGTCGGGAGCCCGAGGCCCATCAGCCAGACCTCGTTCGCGACGAGCGCGGAGGTCGAGGTGGCCTTGGTGAACTCGACGTAGAGCGGGGCGGTTCCGTGCAGCGGGAAATACTGGAAGGACCGGAGGAACGCGCCGTGCGCGTTCGTGGTGCCCTGGACGGTGCCGAATTGGAGGTAGCCCGCGCTCGGGATCGAAGCGGTCAGCGTGGCGAACGTGTAACTCCAGAGCGAGGTGTTCTGGATCGTGCCGTTGAACGTCTCCGACATCAGGAGCGTGTCCATGCCCACGCGAAGCCGGTAGTCCCCGCTCGCCTCCGGGGAGGTGAGATCAGCGGTCCCCGTGATTGCCCCGGCATCGTTCTCGACGAAGCTGCGAATCGCCCCGACGTTGCCGGGGTTCGACGCGGCGTTCGTCTCTGCCGTGATCTTGAGCTGGTTGCTGGCATTGACCTCGGCACCGTTGCCGGAGGTGGAGCCTACGATCTTTGTGTCCAACGCCATCGTGTGCTCCTAGAACTCGTAGTAGGCCCACTCGATCAAGAACGAACCCTGCATCTTGTCAAGGCACCTCGCGTACACGTCGAGGCCCACGCCAGCGTTCGGAACCACCGTCACCCCTAGCAACTGCTGCGCGTACAGGTGATCCGAGAGCGTGTGGCCCGCGTTCGCGCCCCCGGTGATCCATCCCCACGCCTTGCAGTCCGCCGTCACGGTCGCATCCACTACGGCCAGCGTCGCCTCGCTGCTGCCGGGGAACACGCCGAAGTCGATGGTCCCGGCCCCCTGCTTCAGCACCGTGCCTGCGCCGCCAACCACCCACGAGGCCGTGGTGCCATCGCTCGTGAGCACCGCTCCGGGCGCACCAATCGGCAGACGCGACTCGTTGCCCGCCACGTCTCCGACGATGAGATCTCCCTCGGTCGTGATCACCGACCCGCCGCTGCTGCTCGTGTACGCCGGGCTCGACGCCTGGCCGACGCCCTCCGGGAACAGCGCGATCGTGCAGGGGATGTTCGTCGCGGCCGTGTCGTTGAAGTACAGCGTCACCCTCGGGTCTGGACCGTCGATCACCGTCGGCGTCGCGACCGAGATCGCTCCGTTGCAGCTCAGGACGACCGCGCTCTTTGCCGAGCGGAGTTTGGTGAGCTTCACCGTCTGCGGAACGTCGTGTGTGAACCGAGCCGTCACCACGTCGCAGCGGACGTTCTCCGAGAGCGTGATGTCGCCAGCGACCGCGTTGATCAGCGCCCCGAAGGCGTTGTTCGTCTGCCGCAGGAGCGGCGCGAGGGCGGCGCCGAGCTTCGGATCCGCGAAGTCCTCCTGACGCACCGACCTGATCACGTCCTCGAGAGTCGCCATTTCAGTTGGAGTCCTTCCACGCAGCGACTTCCTCGACCGTCAGGCCGATGCCGCGAATCAGGACGTACTCGCCGGGGTTCGAGTGCTCGAACCGAACGGAGAGTTCGCGCGCGAACTGCTGGCTCGCCGGGATCCACACCTCCACGCCATCTCCCGCGTCCGGCGGTGCCGTCGTCGCCTGAAGCGTCGAGTCCGTGTCCGTGTACGTGGAGATCGTGCAGGAGTCGGCCGTCGCCGTGCTCACCGGGTCGAGTACGACGATCGCCGCCGCCCAGCGCTTGCCGTCCGCGTCGTCTCCGGCGGTGAACTCGTTCCACTCTACCTGCATCGGCTGCTGGACGTAGTGATAGGTGTCGCTCGCGGCGGTAAACAGCATCGAGCCGGTGCCGGAGACGAATTGCGCGAGCGTGAGCACCGCGCCGTTGATCGCGGTGATCCGGTAGAGCGCGGTGCCGCCGTTGTTCTCGCGAACCAGGTTGCCGACCCGGAACGCGGGACCCGCACGGATGGTCGCTGTGATGTCGGTGGCACCCACGGCGCTGATGTCGATCAGGTACTTGTGCCCCGGGAGCGGCTGGCCCGTCAGTTGGTACGCAGGACCGGAGTCACCGTCGTAGAACTCCGGGTAGCCGCCGAGCGCGGTGTCGATGTACTGGTCCTCCATGTAGACATCGGAGGTGTCCCTCTCCAGGTTGAACCGGGCTCCGCGCCGAGCGCAGGTGGCACCGCTCGAGAACACCACCTGGCCCGTAACACCTCCATCCGTCGTGTCCTGCTCGGTCCACGTTCCGTTGGTGGCGTTGTATGCCAGCGCGAGAAGTCCGGTACCATCGGACAGGGAGAAGTACGCCGCGTTGTCAGACTCGCTCGCGCTCGCGTCCAGACCCGCACTCGTCTCGTCCGTTGCCCCATACTGGTAGTTGAGCGGGGAGTCGGTGAACCGGCTGATCTTGTTCGCGACCGGATCTCCGATGTACCTCGAAGTGCTCTCGGTGAACTCCCACGCCCCGCGCGTCGTGATCGCGTAGCACTTGTTGTGTAGTGTGGTCGCAAGCTTCGTGGACAGGATGATCTGCGTCAGGTCGAACGGAGCGAAGGCGGGCGTGGCGACTCCATCTGCCGTCACGCGCCACATTCCGTCCTCCTTGAACACCAAGAGAGCTTCTCGGAGAGGTGCAAGCCGGAGGATGCGCTTGTCTGCCGCGCCGAGGTCGAAGAACTGGCCGAGCGGGCACGACTCAGCTTTGTCGCGCTTCGAGTAGTGCAGGCGGTTCGCCTTCGCGTCGTTCAGCGACGTGAGCGGGAACGTGCTCGTAATCGTCGGAGCCCATCGCGTCGAGTACACGTCACCTGCGGCGAACGCCGTGAACGCCGAGCCTCCGATCGACTTCTCCTCGATCGACATCTGCCCTGCCGCGTCGTCGTCTCCGCTCGCGTTGTACATCACCACCGTCGCGGCGACGGTTTGGTTCACGACCCGAATCAGGCTCGCGGCTGCGCTCTGGATCTGCGCCTGTGTGTAGGCCGGGTCCACGTTGCCGACGAGGTATCGCTTGTTTGCCACGCTCTCCGCGTTCAAGCTCGCGTAGTAGTTCGTCCCCGCGATCGTCAGCCGAGTCGCCATCGCATACCCAGCGGGAGCGGCCTGCGCCACCCCGGCTGCGTTCGTGACGGTGATCGACGTTGCCGCCACGAGCGCGGTGATCGGGAAGTTCCCGTCGTTCGCCCCCGCAGTGCAACCGAGCGCGGTCAACTCGGCGGTGCCGTCCACGGGAATGTTCGTCAGATCCGGGGAGCCGGAGAAGGTGTACTTCCAAGAATTGCCGCCGACGTTCGCGATCGATGCGATCGTGTAGCGTTGCGGCAGGCCGATCATCTGGAGCGTGGCGCGATGCTTCTGCCGGGTGTTCGCGAACCACGAACGTCCCTTGAACATGCAGACATCACGAGCGGGCGGCGGAGCCTCGCTCGCGCCGATGAGCGTCTCCTGCGATGGGCTCGTGTAGAGCGTCGGCCCCTTGAGCGCGTCCGGCGTGAAGTCCACGATGGTCGTGTACTTGTTCGCGATGTCCGCCGCCGTAAGGGCGCCGTCGTAGACGAGTTGCATCTCGTCGGTGGGCGTCGTCGTCACGATGTCGGCTCGATACACCTGAATGCGGTAGGTGATCGCCACTGCCGCAGCGGCCCCGTAGATGAACGCCGGGATGAAGCAGGCGAGCGACACGTTCTGCGCTCCGGTCGCCGTCACGAGCACGCGCCCGCTCGGGGGACCGATGGTGAGGTTCCCGTTCGCGTCCTTGTAGGTGAAGCACACCCGGTAGGCCGCGATCTGGTTCACGGCGAGCAGGGTGCCGCTCGCAACGAGAGTCAGTTGCGGGTCGAGGGCTCGAGGAACCCCGGCCCGATAGAAGTTGCCGCCCGCCGTGTCCTGCTTGGCGAGGGAGTCTGTCTCGTTCGTGTAGTAGGCGTTTCCCCCGGCATACATCTCGCGAAAACCATAGGCATCGTTGTCGTAGCGCGCGAACGTAGGACTCGTGATCGCCCCAAACGCCCCAACGAGAGCTGCGCCCTCACACCAGGCGACGGTGCCCGTATCGTCGCAAAGGATGAGCCGGTCCCCGACCCCCAGCATGATGTCGGTGCCCGTGTAGACTCCGACTCCGTTCGTTGCGTGGGCGCTGTACTGTCGCCACGGGCGGAGCTTCTCGACCACGCCTGTCCGCTTGATGATGCAGCCGGACGAGCGCTTCAGCGACCCCGGAGACGCGAGCGCCGGGTTCGCGCTCGTCACGAGTCCGGGCGACCCGTTGATCGTCTGCTTGCTCACCGGACCCTCGGGACGATCTTCTTCTGCGAGTCCTGAACTCGCGGCTGCGACGAATCCACGAGCAGCTTCAACTTCTCGTTCGCGTAGGCCCTCCACTGCGTCTCGCTCTTGAGGTCGCCGAGCTTCGCGAACACCTTGGCGATGGTGAAGTCGAGCAGGATCTCGTGCCACTCCTGCGGGATCCCCGGCACGTAGGCCGTCTTGGCGATCGTCACGTAGTCGCCCACGTTCACGACCGACGTGAGCGGCAACGACCAGAACTGCCACGTCACCGTGCCGTCAGTCTCGAACCCGCTCGTCACGCTCGGCCCGCTACCAGCCGCCGCCGAAGTGCCTGCGATGGTGCACTGGTAGATCCCGGTCGCCGTGCGACGCTGGTCCCCGACCGCGTACACCGTTCCTACCACCCACGCGATGCAGATCGTCACGCTGCCAGCCGCAGACGCGGTGAGCTGCAAGTCGCGAGCGGCCAGGCGGTATGGCGACTTCGATCGCTGCACGTCGATCACGCTCGTCGCCGTGAACGTGCTCGTATTCACCGACCCGCACGTCAGCACCCCGGCGGCAACCGACGTCACCTGCGCATAGTTCGTGCTCGTGATCACGAGCGATCCGGGACGGCGCGGGTAGTACACGCGCAGCGAGCCGACCGCAGTCGTCGGCACCGGGGAGAGCATGATCGAGTCGGCGTCGAGATAGAACGCCACCGGGTACGTGCTCGTCTCGGTGTACGGCACGCCATCCGGGCGGATGCCGCCTACCTGCTTGAGCGTGATCTCGCTCAGCGCCCCGCAGTCGTTCCCGTTCGAGTCGATGTACTTGATCAGGTCGAGCGAAGACTCCACCGCGCGCTCGGGGATCGCATAGCGCGCCTGGTTCGCGACGACAGCGATGTCGAAGTAGTCCGAAAGGTAGTTCCCGCGCGTCTTGCGGAAGCGAGTGACGAGTCGCGAGAAAAACTCGCTGTTCGACTCGTCGATGATCTTCTGGCTCGTCAGGTCCGCACGCACCGGGATCGACCCGGCGTCTCGTGCTCGACTGACGATCTCGTCCGCTGTCACTTGGATCCCCACCGCTCACGCCGAGACGGCTGCGGCTTGTGGTCGTGCTTGGGCGGCTCCGGCGGAGGCGCGCGCCGACGGTCGGACAGCGGCATCATCGGCAGCCGCTCCTCCACCTCGTCGTCCGGCGTCTCCTCCTCCGACTCCATCTCCAGATCCGGATCTTCCGACACGTCGCCCTCGGATGGCATCGGCGCAGGCTCCGAGCGCGGTGCCTTCGAGAGCGCCTTCCGCTCGGCCATGTGCTCCTTCACGGCACGCGCGACGATGCTCGGAACGTGCTTGTGCAGGAACTCCAGCCGGGGGTCCATCTTCTTCGAGGCCATGGCGCGTCCTCCCGGACGAGGGCGAGCACCCCGCATGAGGTGCCCGCCCCGTCAGTCAGGAACTACTAGCTGGGCGTGATGCCCGTGAACAGCGCGTTGCGACCGGGCGCGTTGCAGAAGATCGTCTGGTTCGAGTACATCGTGATCCCGAACCCGGCGTTGTTCTCCATCTGGCGCAGCCACGGATCGTTGTCGCCGACGCCCGGGGGCCGGTAGGTCCAGTCCTGCGACCCGATCCGGATCCACGAGTCCTTGGTGAGCAGGAGCGCGTGCTGCGGCTGGAGCATCGTGTACTGGATCACCTCCAGGGTGCCGCCCGCCGCCGTCTCGAACTTGAGGCCCTGCGACCCGCGCGTCGCCTTCTTCGGGTCGTAGCTCGAGTCGTACGTGCGCGTGGACTCCGCATCGAGCAGGTTGCGGTACGTGCCCGCACCCACCATGAGGAGCATGTCGCCGTCGCCGCCCTTGTTCACGATCTTCTCGACCGCCGTGGTCACCTTGCCCGTCCAGGTCAGCGCGGCCGAACCGACCGCCACGCTGTTGCCCTTCCAGAGCGAGTAGCCGCCGGTCGAGGACACGTTGCTGATGTTCCAGAGCGTGCCGCTCGTGCCGAGCGCCGTCACGATGCCCACGCACTGCTTGCCGTAGGAACCGCTCCAGTACAGCGAGTCGGTGGTGGTCGTGCCGCTCGGGAGGACGCCGTAGATGTACGGCCCGCCCGACCCGTCCGGGTCAACGCCCGTCACCTCGAAGGTGCCACGGACGACGCCGCCCGAGGTCACCACGTCCACCATCTGACCCTCGGCACCGATCCAGATCCCCGGAGCGAACGCGACCCCGCTCGTCGTGGTGAACTGGATGTTGGCGCCCGCCGTGATGGTCGTCGAGGTCAGCGCCGCGAGGCCCTGGCCACCGTACAGGAGATCGCACTCCAGACGGTGCATCGACCGCTTCTTCATGCGCGTGACCACCAGGTCGGTGACGCTCCCGTAGGCCGAGTCGATGCCCTCCTCGGAGATCGACTGCGCCTCCCACGCCACGGCGTCCTTCAGCACGATCTGGTTCGCCGTGAGCTTGGCGCGAACCGTCTTGCCGGGAGCCGCCGCGTTCAGGGCGAACGCGTCCGCCCCGCTGTTGGCGTAGGTGAACCCGCTCGGATCCTTCAGCGTCACCGGGATCACGTACTCCTCGCCGACGGGCTGGAGCCCGCCTGCGAAGCCGATGGCGTTCAGGAGCCGGTAGGGCTTGGGGATGAGGTCCGTCTGCTTCTTGCCGTACCGCTTCTTGAACCAGCCGTCCATGCTGGCGATGGTGTTGGATGCCATGTTTGTTTACCTCTCGGGATTCGTGTGTGTGGAAGGGTTTGGAGTTGGCGGAAGCGCCCTTACTGCCAGTGAACGACGACCGAGCAGGTGTACACGTCGGCCGCTGCGGTGTTCGTCGCAGCCGCGAAGAACAGCGAGAAGTACACGCCGCCGACGCTCGTCGCCGCCGTTCCCTTCGCGACCACGCCGCCGTTCGACGCCGCCGCGTGCACGAGGCCCGGAGCGTTCGCCGCCGTGATCGACGCGGTGTGAACCGTGCCGTAGGCGAACAGGAACTTCGTCGCCGTGTCGTCGCGGAGCTCGATGTTCAGGATGCCCGCCTTCGCCGCGCCCGCGCCCGCCGTGCTGCCGAACGTCACGAACGTGGTCCCGTCCGCCGTGAGCAGGGTGCCCGCGGTGCCCGAGAGGTTGAACTTCACGTCGCCGGTCTGCCCGGTAGGCGCGATCGAGACGCAAGTACTGAACGCGCCGCCAGCCGTGTTGGTGAGGGTGAACTGCACGACCGCGCTCTTGACGCGGTTGTTGATGTTCTCGTTGGCGGGAGACCCGCCGATGATGGGACCAGCCATGGCTGTGTCCTCCTTGGGTACTGCGAAATGGGTGAACTACCGCTGCCGATTGCTGCCGAGGGTGCCCAGGAACGTCTTGTGCTCGTACTCCTCCCACGTCTCGCGCTTCTCCTTCGGGGCCGGACGTGGCGTCTGCTTGCCGGTGGGCCGATTCGGCTCCGGGGCGCGCGTCACGAGTTCCAGGCCTTCCTTGCGGAGTCGCTCCACGAGGTCGGGGTACTTCTTGGCCAGCGCCCCTGGCGTCTGCGACAGACGCTTGAGGTGGCTCTGCACTGCTCCTTCGAGTCGTTCGCTCACGATGTCCGCCGCCGCGTCGAAGTCGGGCTCATCGCCCGCCTCGAGCTGCGAAGCGATCACCTTCGCGATGTCCTGCCCGGTGAACGGATCGTCCGGGAGGCCATACTTCGCCGAAAGAGCCGGGAGCCGCGACGCGAAGTCCTGCTGGAACTTCCGCATCTGCGCCGTCTGCGCTTCCTGCTCGCGCTCTGCCTGCCACTGCTGCATCTTCTGCTCGCGCTGCGCGATCGTCTGCTCGCGGGCGGCCATCGCCTTCTGCTCCGGCGTCATCTCCCGCTCGGCCACCCACTTCTGCGCGTAGGACGCAGCCACCTCGTCCGGGTCCAGACCGGCCATCTTCGCGATCTCGTAGAGCCGCATCGGGTCCGACTTCAGGCCCTCGAGCAGTCCCTCGATCTCCTTGCGCGACTTCGCCGCCTCCTCCATGCGCTGACTCGCCGCGCGGGCGTGCTCACGCCGCTTGGCGTGCGTCTCCCGCCACTCGCGCAGGGTGTCCTCGTCGATCTCCTCCTCACGCTCGATCTCCCGGTCGCCCTGCTTCTCCTTCACCTTGAGCCTGAACTTCTGCTTCTCGGGGGGCTTGGGCGCGGCCCTCTTCTCCGGCTCGGAGTCGGTGCCTTCGTCCTGCGAGGACTCGATCTCGGGGGAGTCCACGTCCTGCGCACCAGGCGCTCCGCCGAGGGATTCCCCGGGAGCGGTGCCAGTGCCAAGATCGGGGACTGCGGACTCTGCCATGTGCGGCTCCTATTGCTGCGGTGAGGCGCCGGGAATGTCCGGCGGCTTCATGGGTGGTTCCTGCTGATCGTTCGGCCCCGGAGGTCCGGCCGGAGGCGGCGCACTCCTGCTCACGCTCACGCCGACGCTCGGCTGCGCTCCGGGCGGCCCCATCGAGAACATCGGATTCGCGAATCCGGGCGGGAGCATCCCGGATCGGATCATGAACGCCACGTCGCCCGTCGCGTACATCTCCGCGTGCTGGGCGATGTGCTGGTCGAGCGCCTGCTTGCGACTCGGATCGTTCAGGACCTCCGTGTCGAACTGCTCCGTCGAGTGCCCGAAGATGTGCAGCCTGTGGTCCTGTCCCTGCATCACGGCGACCGGCTTGCCCTCGCGGAGCAGATCGTTCTCCGCCCGGATGAACTCCTCCTCGGCGGCTGCGCCCTCGATCTTCACGTCGATGCTGCCCGTGTTGATGATGTCCATGATCGTCGTCGGCGGGAGCGGTTGCCCATCCTGCTTGAGCATCTGCGCGATCTGGATGCGACCGGCAGGCGTCCGCGACAGCGGATTGCCGAGGTTCACGTCCACCCGCTCGAACCCCTCGAGCTCGCTGCCGGTGAACTCCTGAAGGCTCTGCCGCTGCGACTTCCCGACGAGTTGCACGAACCGCTTGGCGTTCTGGTTGTAGATCCGGAGCGACTCCCAGGTGAACAGCACCATGAACTTGATCGCCGCCGCTCGCGCCTTCTCCAGCGGACCCTGGAACTGCTGCGCCATCGCCTGAAACAGCGACACCGCCACACCTGCGTTCACGCTGCCGGGGTCGCCGCGCACGATCTTGTTCAGGCCAAGGCTCTGCTCCATCGACCCGGTGAGCCACGTCGCGAAGTTCATCACCTCGGGCGGCAGCGCGGTGAGCTGGAGCGGCGCAACCTGCTTAGTCACGTCTCCGCTCGCGCCCGCGTCGACCTCGAAGATGTTGTTCCCGCCGCTCACGCTCGACACGTCGAGGTTGGAGCCCTTGGCGACGATGATATTCGACACGCCGTGCGTGAACAGCGTTGTCGCGGCAGTCGTGGTCATCTTCGTCAGGGCTTCCTGACTCGACCCGATCGTCGTCACCGGCCCGTAGCCGAAGCTCGACCCCATCACCTCCCACGGGCACAGCGCGTACAGCGGCACGTCCTTGTAGACGAGCGGCTCGTCCTCGAGCCACGTCCCATCCGGCAGGAACTTCGCCCGACGCCCCTTGGGGATCGCTGGCGTCTTGCGATGGTAGAAGGTCCAGAACTCCACCGTATCGCTGTGGTCGATCTGAAATGCCGCGCTGGGCGAGGGGAGATCCGCCACCAACTCCGCGTCCGCGTTGTAGCGCGGCTTCATCGCCTTGATCGCCTCGGCTTGGTCCGGGTACTGTGCGATCAGATCCCAACGGTTCGCGAACTCGCGCACGATGAAGCAGGGCGTGTCCTCGAAACTCCTCGCGCTCGGGTCCGAGATCACGTCCAGGCGAGAGAGCACGGAGAACTTCGGATCCCCCGACAGGACCGGCTGCCCCTCCATGTCCACCTCGACCAGATCTCCCGCGCTCCGGTCCCACGTCGCGTGGACACACGACCAGTCGAGCACCTGCGCCCACTCTGTCGCACGGTTCGCGACGACGAACCCGCCGCGCGAGTCCATGTACTCGTTCGCGATGCTCTTGCAGACGGCGATCTGCTTGGTGCTCTTGCCGTCCGTGTTCTTCGCCATCGGCTCGATCGCCGGATTCGTGCTCGTCGTGTTCACCTGCACGTGCTGCACGAGGTCGCGCGCCACGTTGACGCGCAGCGCCACGATCTCCCCGAGGTCGCCGTCCTGGTATAGATTCTCGTGCCAGGCCGCCTTGCCATCGACCCCGTAGTACATCCGCCAGTTCACCTGGACCCGGCGGAACAAGCTCTGCATGGCGTCGCGCCACTGGCGGTTGCGCGTGACCAGCGTGTTCCCGAGCGTCTCCGGCTTCTGCGCGGCCCAATAGTCGGGCTCCGGTGCCTCCTCCGGCTGTACGTCGTCGTCCGGTGGCGGGAGCGCGATCAGGGGCATGGTGTCACGCCAATTCCGTGTAGCCGGTCATGGAGACGGCGACGAAATTCGTTGCCGTCGGGGCGCCCGTGCTCTCGAGCGTCATGGCCGTCAGGTTGCTTCCCTTGATGTTGAGCCCTCCGAGCGTCACGACCTGGCTCGTTCCGGCCGCTGCGATGATCCTCGTGCTCCACAGCACCGTCCCGGCTCCGGTTGCACCATCCCGCAGGACGAACACCACGCCACCGGCCGTCACCTCCGCCACGGTCGGAACCACCGTCACCGTGATCGAGGTGCAGACATGCCCTCCTCCGATGATCGCCGCCCTGCTGATGGTCGCCTGCGTGGTCGCTGCGGGGCGGTGCTCGACCGACCACCCCTTCGGAACGGTCGCTCCGCCTGCCTTCGTCGCCGTGATCGTGACCACCACATCCAGCGTGGTGAGCGCCGTCGCGCGCGCGCGGACGACGGTCACCCCGGCAGGGATCGCCCCACGGTAAGTGGCCCCATCGGGATCCACCACCGACTCGACACCGGACAGGAACAGCGGCTCCCATGTGGGATAACCCGCGTAACCGCTCGGCTCGCCTTTCGGCGTGAACGATTCGAATGCGATCGTGCCCCCAGAGTTGTTGGCGGACCCGAACGAGATCGCCACCCCCTCGTAGCCGCTCACGTCCAGCGACACGCACGCATTCGCTGCCGTGAACAACCCGTCTTTGATGTACAGAGACGCCGTGGCCGACTGTGTTGGAGTCATTCGTCCATCTCCCTCAGTGGGCGCGTAGGGCGCCTCGGAACAACCACTTCGCCTTCTTCGCGATCGGGCTCAACGGCTTTGCGACCGAACCCTTCGGGACGAACGTGCTCTCGCTGGCTTGGGTCTTGCCCACGGGAACCCCGTTCCGCGTCCAGTCGACGCAACGGTATCCCATACCAAGTGCGTCCGCTGCGTCAAGATGGCCCAGTGCGTCAGATCTCTGGTAGTCTGCCCGATCCTCCGACTTCTCGTCCCACGTTCCGTCCCGCAACTGCGCGATCAGGTGCTCACACCGCTCGTGGATCTGGATGCGCCCCGCGCCGAAGGCCACCGTCAGACGGTTCATCGCCCCGCGCTTCCCGTCCGACTTGCGACCCTGCGTCACCCAGTAGTCGTGGTCGCTCCCGAAGTCCTTCAACTGCTGCTCTCCGCGAGGGTCGTCCGCGTAGCGCCTGATCTTCGTCCCCACCACGCCCGCGTCCGGCCAGAGCGCCTCCTCCTTCGCCTTCAACGCCCGCACGATCTCCGAGCTGCTCTTTCTCCGCTCACACCACTCGTCGAGCACCACGAGCTTGTCCGTCGCGAAGTCGTGCACCGCGAACACCGCCGCGAAGTAGTCCGTCACGAATCCAAGATCCAAGAACACGTACGGCGTGCAGTACGCAGGCTGAGACACCTGGCCAACGTGCACCGCCTCGTCGAAGTCAGGACACACCCGCTTCGTCCTGTCCGTCACCATCCGGCACAGGTACTCACGCTCCCACGAACTCGAGCACTGTGGCGTCTGGCACTTCACCCCCATCGCCACGATCGCCTCGACCTCGGCGTCTGACTTCCCGCGATTCTGCTTCGCCGCGATCTTCAGCAGCTTCTCGCGAGGGTAGAACGTGTTGTCGAAGATCGTCTTCGTCACGAGCAACCCATCCGCCCGGCCCTGGTTCCAGAACTGCACGAAGTCGTGATCCATCATCTTCGGCGGCGTCGTGATCATCACCATCCGCCCGTTGCTCTCGTCCAGCTGCGGCCCGAGGATGTCATCCACCGTGTACGCCAACTCCTTCTGGCTCCCCGCCTCGTCCAGAAACACCCAGTTCGCGTCCGACCCGCGCAGCTTCTCCCGCTGATCCGCGCCGTCGGTCCCCGAGAAGAACAGCATCCCCGGCCCGCTGCTCGTCTTGCACATCGGATCCCCACACTTGCACGGCCCACAGTGCTTCGGCCACACCCAGCCGCCTTCCATCGCCGAGTCGATCGGCCGGAGATCCTCCGGGCACGTCCTGAGCACCTTCCGCCAGTTCGGCAAGATCACCGTCTGGCTCTGCTTCAACTCCGGGAACGCCAACCGCACGATGCTCCCGGGATGCCGGCGCATGATCTCCTCGATCACCACCAACACCGTCATCGTCTTCCCATACCGCCGACTGCACACGATCGGTCGCGTCTTCAACGGCGGCGTCCCCCAGATCGCTTCGTACAACGGCCGCTGGTGCTCCCTCAGCAACCCATCGAGCATCCCCGCCTCCCACCGGAGCCGGTTCAACTGCCCGATCGTCGCCCTCGTCCCATCACTCGCTACGAACTCACGCCCAGCATCCGCGATCGGACTCGTTACCCCCATCCGCTTCCGCCTGCTGTTCGTCGGGAGCCCCATCAGCCGTCCGACCGGACTCTCTGCGCCGAGTGCACCTCGCACGTCGTCGGCACGATCCACCCGCCAGTCGTGCTCGGGCAGGTACACCGCGCATCCACCGTCGTCGCGATCTCCCGCGATCGGAGCGCAGCCACCGTCTCCTCTAGCGCGGAGGCACGAGCGGCGAGCGCAACCACGTCAGCGTGGATCCGGTCGATGTGCTGCTCGACCCATGCCATCCACTCCGCGTTCGCCTCCACCATCACACCCTCCCTGCCGCCCTCAACACCGCCTGCTGCCGCGCCTTCACCTCGAGCGCATCCACCCGCTCCGTCAGCGCCTCGTACTCCTTCCGCGTGCACGCCGGGCGAGCCCTCAGCCACAGCACGAATCCCGCGAGCCCAGTGCCACACCCCACCATCACGCAAACCACCACCGCTAGAGCGCCATCCATGGAGTGCCTCCTCCTGCACGACCACCTACCACGTCACCGCGCGCCCGTCACCCCGCCGCGCTCGCCCACACCCGCGGGGTACCGACCCCGACCCCTACCCCTCCTCCTCCCCGCCGGGACTCTCCCGCACCACACTCCCCACCCCACCCTCGAGCATCCCGCTGCTCACCTCGTGCGCCCGCAACTGCCTCATCAACTCCGCCAACGCCCCAGCCTTCTCCGCCGTCACCTCGAGCCGCTCCTCCCCCTCCACATCCTGCCCCTCATCCCTCGTCGCTACACCACGTAGCGCCTGCGTCGCCATGCTCAAATCCCTCATCCTCGCAGGCAACCGCTCCTCCGTCCCGTCCTCCTTCAACCCCACCACCTCCCCCTTCTCGATCCGATCCGCCAACCCCTCGATCGCACCCCCCAACACCTCCTGCGCCCTCGCCTGCAACTTCGCCCGCGCCTCGTCGTACACCCGCCGCAACGACGGATCCCTGAACACCTGCTTCGTCAGGATCGCCTTCACCCCGCTGTGCCTCATCTTCATCTCCTTGCACAACCCCGTGCTGATACGCCCCTCCGAACCCACCACCCACGCAATGCGCTCACACCGCGCCCGACTCGCGAAGCAGTGCGTCGGATCGACTATCCAGACTCGGGGCACACCACAAGGTACCCCCAGACCCAAAAAACTGCAAAATAGGAGGAAAGGATAGTTGCTGCTGCCGCTGCTGCGCGTTTTGGACATGGGGGTACCCCGGGGGGTGGGGTGCCTGGCTCTCGTCGCGCCAGCTCGAGCTGCCGGAGCCCGGCCCGCGAGGGCGCGCACCGGGCCGCACGCGCGACACGCGCGACACGCACGCCCTGGCTACCGCGACACGCGCGTCCTGGCTACCACGACACGCGCGTCCTGACACTCGAGTCATAGCTACCGCGACACCGCTGTCGTACCGTGCTGGCGCATGAAATGACGCGAGCGGACTATCCCACTCCGTGTTTGCGCATGTTGCGCATCTTTGTGCGCAAGTAGCGCATTGATGTCATTTTTACATCGCCACATTAGCTTGTGGTGTCGCCACCTCAGGCTAACGTCCTGTGAGCGCATGTGCGTTCGGGTGTGTCCGGGTGAAGCAAGGGTGGGTGTATGTGCCGCTGGGTCCATCCGGTGTACCCTACGCTCCCACATTTCTGAGACGTTCGTCTTAGGAAATCGACGTTTTCGCGTACAGATCGGTTTTGGAGAAGTGTACGCGGTTAAAGTATCGTTATCACTGAGGAATCGGCGATTTCCTGGCCGAATGTACACCCTTTTACGCGTTTCCCCAGCCTTTTCTACGCGCGCGGGCGCATAGAGAGGACTTTAGGTAATTCCGAGAAATGTGTACGTGAATTGCTCGATTTCGGTGTTTTCGCGTGCAATAATGCTAGCTTCAGTCGCGTACACTTCTCGGGTGCGATCTGTACGTAGCCCCGTTTTGGCGCAGCTCGGGCCCCTGCCGATCGAGACCGCTGCGGCCCCGATCGCGTAGGTGCCCAGATCGATCTGTACGCTAGCCCATGGCCACGCCCTGATCACCACGACAGACCTGTCACACCATCGAAAAGCTGCTTTTCGCGAGTGTTTGCGCGGAGATAGCCAGACCACGACATTCTCGCCATGACAGACCTGTCGCGGATCTCGTTTGTTAGACTCGCGCAACCATGCGGAACCACTGTGTTTCGCATTCGGCACACGCTCTGCAATAGGTCCTGGCATCGGTCCGGCGCACGGAGTGCCCGACCGCACACAGGAGCGCCCCCATGATGCAGACCTCCGAGATCGACTCCCTCCGCACCCGGATCGACGCGCTCCACGCGCTGCGCGAGGCCGAGCGCATCGAGCGCGAGTATGGCGACGCCCCCATCTACGGGCCGCTCGCCCGCGCCCTCGCCCTCGCCGTCGAGGAGTCCTAGGATGCGCACCTACTACCGCCTGCACACGCTCCTGTTCTTGCGCTCGCTCGCTTGTTGGGCTGTCGAAGGCCCCACCGACGCGAGCGTGTACCTGTACCGCACCGCAGCCGATGCCGTGCGCGCCGTCGATGCGCAGCTCGACGCGGTGTCGCTGTGATCACGACCGAGAGCCAGGATTGCATGCGCGTCTACTGCGCCACCGCGAGGGCGATCCTCGCGTCCACCATCGCGATCAAGCATCCCGCCACGGGCACCTACACCCGCTTGCAGCCTCTCGGCTACCGCGACGCGATCAAGCGCGAATCGTGGTTCGGGCGCGGTGGGGCGCAAGGCGACAACGCGGTCCAAGCCGTCAACAAGGTCACCACGACCTATGACGGCCTCTACATGCCGCGCCCCGTCGAGATCGGCCGCTGCTACGAATCCGAGCCTGTCGAGCACGCGATCTCATGGTCCGCGTCCGGTGCGCTGATCATCGCCCCGTGCGAGCACTGCGGCGCCAAGGGCACCGAGGGCGAACCCCTCAAGCCGCGTGCCAACCTCGGCTACTCCGCCCCCCCCGAGAGCACCCGCATGGGCATCCGCAAGGAGATCCGCGCCTACGTCAAGGCGCTGCCAGACTCCCAGCGCCCGACCTGGCTCGAGCGTGCGCCGCATCGCGTCAAGAGGTCCGCCCCCGCGAAGGCCCCTGCGGCCCCCGTGGCGAGCGACACGACGCCGGAGCGCCTGGAGGCCACCGAGGACGCGATCGTCGCGCTGGAAGCGCGCTGTGCGCGTGCGGAGGGCATCCTGGCGCGGCTGATGGCCGCGCGTCCGGAGATCATGCGCGCCGTGGGGCGCGAGATCGGGGAAACGCTGTGAGCGCGCTCACACGCTGGTAGGTTCCGCGATCGAGGGACGGCGCCGATGCCACGGCGCTAACCCTCGGGCATGGTGCCCGATTCACAAGGAGAAAACACATGTCCTACGCATCCGAAAAGCTGCACTTCGCGATCCTCGCATCAAGGCACGGCTTCACCGAGTCCGAGATCGACTCCATCTGCCGCGCGGCTACCGTGATCCAGCGCGTCGCGGAACTCCAGTGCAGCGTTCCCCTCTCCGACAAGGAGACGGCGCGCCACGACGCGCGCAGCGCAGCGGCCGAGCGGCGGATCGTCGCGATCGCCCGGGCGCACAAGATGGGCGCCGAGTGCGGCGGCGACCCGCGCGGCTACACCGCGAAGCTCCTCATGCGCGGCGGGCTCGAGCTGGGCATCCCCTCGCGCGGCTACCCCGCCTCCCGGTGGGCCTAGTCATGGCTACCGTCTCGAGGGTTTCGATCATCATCCGCACGCGCCACGTCCCCGCCACCGACACGTGCGGATCGCGCATCCTCGCCCGCGGCGCCGGCCGCTCGTTGCGGATCCCGTACCCCTACGAGGCGCACGACGCGCACGAGGTCGCGGCCCTGGCGCTCGCAAAGCGGATCGCCGCTCGTCTGCCCGGGCCGGTCGAGGTCAAGCGCGGCGAGCGGGACATGGAGTGGATCGCGACGTTCTAGGCGCTCGCCCGTCCGCCTCCTAGGGCGTGCGAGCGACACCAACCCGGCGCCGCAGCGGGCTAGAGACTGCGGGCTGTACCCTGACCGGAGCGAGCGGGCGCGATGCGCCCTCTGGCTCCGTGCATGGTGCGCGGATTGGAGGTTCTATGCGTTGGTTAGCGGCAGTGGTGGCAGGGGCGGTGTGTGGGATCGGCCAGTCGCCGATCGATGCGATCGAGGATGCTGGACGGCCGGATGCGCGCGTGTACCGGTGCACGCCGGACGCCGCTGCGCTGATCTGGGAGCGCGGCACCGTGGCGCGGGCGATCGTGGTGGACGACGCACAGCGGATCGTCGCGGTGCGTCAGTGAGGGCGCACACGCTCGGAGTGGAGAGCGGAGAGACTGTGTGCGAGATCAGCCTCGACAAGCACGAGCGGGAGGCGATCGCGGAGGCGCTCCGGCTCATGATCGATTGCACCGACGACGTGCCAGAGGAGGATCGCAACCTCGATCTGCTCTTCGCGGCGAAGCGCGTGCTCTTCGCGCTCCGCTAGTCCTTCGGTGCCGCATCGAACATCGCCCGGAGGCGGATCCCGCGCCAAGCGCGCCCGCCTCCGGCGCGTCCGTCCGTCACTCCGTCCAGCTCGAGCAGCCTCGCGCACAACGCCTGCGCGGACATCGGCCGCTCTTTCGCGCCCTCGGCGTGCGCGACGTAGGCCTTGCGCAACTCGCCGCGCGTCACGCTGACATCCGGCTCGAGGATACAATGCTCGGCCAGGAACGGCGCGAGCGTGTCCTCGCTCTCGCGGTAGTCTGCCGTCGCGGCCGTGACGATCGCGGGCGCGCACAGGCCGACCTTGCCGCCTCCGCTCGCGCGCCAGTCGAGAGCACCGCGCACCATCCACGCCAGGATCCCCTCCCTCTCTGCCCAGAGCTTTGCCTTCAGGCGGTAATCTTTTTCGGAGTCTGGGATCTGGACGTTGAACGGGATCAGGAAAACCCTGCGCCACGTCCCATCGTCTGCGCTCCGGATGCGCGGCCGGTGGTTTGTGCAGAGGATCAGCTTGTGCGTCGGCGCGAACTCGGTCGGTGACTCGTACAGTCCACGGGCCGAGATCGTGTCGGTGGAGGTGACCTTTTTCAGCGCCGCCGAGGACATGCTGCGCCCCTCCTCCGTCTCCGCGACGATCGCGAGGCGCAGTCCGCGCAGCATCGCGCGCTCGGGCGTCGCGCCGCCCTCGTCCCCGCGCGACATGATCACTTCCTCAGGCACCGGCCGTGCGTAGTCTCCGAGCACGGACTGGAGAGCCTGGACGAACGTGCTCTTTCCGTTCGAGCCCTTGCCGATCAGGAAAAAGCACACCTCTGCGCTCACGTCCCCCGTCAAGCAGTAACCGGCCAGGGCGCGGGCGAACCTCCGCAGTCCCTCGCCGGGCAGCACGCGCAAGAGGAACGCTTCCCACGTCGGGCACAGTGCGTCGGGATCGTAGCGGACGGGGGCGAGTCGCGTGATCAAGTCGCTGCGATCGTGATCGAGCAGCTCGCCCGTGCGGAGATCGAGGGTGCCATTGAGGCAATTGAGCGCGTCGGGCTGGCTATCCAACTCGTCGTGAGTCACCGCAACCGCGGGCTCTGACTGCGCGAGCGTGAGCAGGGCGATCCGCCGCTCCTTCGCCTCGCTCCGGATCGCCCACTTGAACAGCTCGGCTTTCTCTCCCTCCGTCCCATCGAGCCCCATCGCCTCGTGGGCGATCCTCCTCACGGTGGCCTTCGCCGCGCGCTCGGCTGCGCCGGTGGCGTCCCTCGCCCAGCGTTTTCCATCCCATGCGAGCCAGGTGCCCCACGCCCGGCAGTAGCGCAGATCGCGCCCGGACTGGCGCACGAGGCGCTCGGCGTTGGCGGTGTCGGTGGTGAGCGAGCGCGGCACGTCTTCGCGAGCCCTGCGCTCGCGGTCGCGCAACTCGAGGATGTCCGCGCCGTTGGCGGAGAGTGGAGCGTGCTCATCGGACAGCGGGGGCGGTTCAGGTCGGACGTGCATGGGTGCCCTCTGGATACTGCCGCCCGAGGGCGCGCTCACACCCGCTAGAGTGGAGCGCAGCCCGTCGGGCGCTGCTCGTCGCAGGTTGTGGGATCCGATGCCCGGCCCTAGCGGTGGCTGGGTGCGCACACACGTCTACTCCTCGTCCGGCTGGCTGTCCAGAGCCGCACACAGCGCGCGGATGTACTCGTCTCGCTCGACCGCCTGCAACCGCTCCTCTGTCTCGCGCTCCTCGTCAGGGTCCGGCACGAGGTACAGCGTCACTGGTCCCACCATGCGGCCTCCTTGCGCTCCGCCTCGCGTGCGGCGAGCGCGGTCAGATCCACCCAATGCGAGATCGGCCCGTCCGTGTAGCCTCTCGCGCGCCGCACGAGCGCGCGCCACCCGTGCGCCAGGCACTCCGGCCCGTGCGCGTACTCGCAGCCGCACTCCCGCTCCAGCAGGTCGCACGCGTGCTCCAGCGCGTCAGCGAGCGCGGAGATCACCGGTACCTCGCGATCCACTTGCGGACGGCAGACACGACCACGGGCGGGCCGTAGTGCCTGACGAGCACGTACCTCCCCTTCGGGAGCACGGCACGGAGGGCGGCCACCGCGTCCGCGACCCTGCGCAGGAGATGGTGCTCCACGAGCCCCGGCGCGAGCCGAAGCGGCAGCGGTTCCAGCGAGTGCCGCCCGATGGCTGAGAGCACGTCTCGGAGGTCATCGTCAGCGTTGGCGCGACAGACATGCTCCAGCGGATCGTCTCGGCGAGTCACGTCCGCCCCCTCGCCGCCCACGCGAGCGCCTCGCGCACGAGGCGCACCGTGCGCTCCGCGCTGTCGCTCCAATCGGCCCACCCGCCGTCGAGGCGCACCTCGTGGATGTGCCGCCACTGCGTGTCGCTCGGCTCCTCGCCCGGCGCTTTCATCTCGAGCGAGCACCACAGACCGCTCGGGCACAGCCGCCCCACGAAGTCGGCCGTCCCGTTCTCGCCCACTCCGTAGGCGACGCGCCCACCCCCCGGCGTCTTCGCGATCCCGCGGTTGTTCCGGTAGATCTTCACGCCCATGCCATGCTCGTCGCGTCCGAGCAGCAACCGCTCGCGCTCCAGTGCCGTCATGCTCTCCCGCGTGACGCGCGCCTCCGGCGTCTCGCGGCTCGCCCTCGGCGCCCGCTCTGGCCGCAGGGGCGGCAGTCCTAGCGCACCCCGCGTCGGAGGCGGCGCCCGGCCCACGATTGGTCGCGCTGCCTCACGGGCGCGCTGCGCGCTCGCCGCTGCCGCACACCGCGCCCTCCCTGCGAGCCGTGCAGCCGTCGGCGTGGCGCCAGCCGCGCAGGGCGCGCACAGCTCGCCGTGCGTCGCGACGCCGTGGCAGCAGTCCCACGCACCCCAGCCGCAGCCGGAGAGGTCGTCCCGGGGCGGCCCCTCGCAGCCCGTGCGCGCGTTGCGGCAGAGCGCGGCGATCACGCGGCACCTCCGGCGCACCAGCGCAGCGCCTCGGGCTCGAGCGGCAGCGTCGCGAGCCGAGCCGCCCGCAGCCGCTCCCGGCGCCGCTCGGCAGCGCGCACGACCGAGCGCCGCGCCACCCGGCAGGCGTCCGAGCAGTACGCGACCGGGCGCCCTGGCGTGCGCGCCCCGGCGAACGTGCGCCGACAGTGCTGGCAGACGAGCGTGCGCGTCGTCACGCGACACCCCCGAACAGGCCCTGCTGCCCGCGCTGCGGGTCCAGGCACGCAGGCGAGAACCAGATCGCCTCTTGGTCCTTCGTCCCGCCGCCCGAGTACGTGAGCCGCTTCCGCTCCCATCGCTCCATGCGCCACCCCGGCAAGTCGTAATCGCCAGCGTGTCCGCACAGCGCGATGCGCAGCGCCGGGTTGGCTCTCGCCCACGCCTCGCACTCGCGCGCGACAGGCACGTTGCCTGCGGCCCCGTAGAGCCCCTCGAAGGCAAGGTAGGGCGGGTCGAGGAACACCGCCGTTCCCGGTCCCTCGCCGCCATAGTGCGAGTTCAGGCAGCGGTCCCATGAGCCGTGAATCACCCGGACGCGCTCCAGCCTCGCGGCGAGCTTGCGCAGCCAGGCGAGCGCCGTGCGCCCCCCAGATGTGTCCATCGATGGGGTTGCCGAGCCCGCGCTTTGGTAACTACCCATCCCCGCGTTGCTGACGTGCGGGATCTGCCCCGACGCCTGCACTCCCATCCCCGCGTTGCTGACGTGCGGGATCTGCCCCGACGCCTGCACTCCCATCCCCGCGTCGCTGACGTGCGGGATCTTGCCGGGATCCCACTCACACCACCCCGAGCCGATCCACGAGCACTGGCCCCACAGCCACCATCCGGCGACCTGCGCGTCCCCGGGCCAGTTCGGGTCCTGCAGCGACTCGCCAAGGCGGGGCACCTGCTCCAGCAGCCAGCGGTGCCGGGCTCCAAGGTCGATGTGCGAGACGGGATAGTCCGCCCAGCGCGCCACGGCGTCCGGCTGCGCCTTCACGCAGCGCCAGAAGTTCGCGACAAACCCGTTAAGGTCACCGATCACCTCCAGCGATGCCGGAGCGCGAGCGCCGAGGAGCATCGCCGCCGAGCCGCAGAATGGCTCGATGTACTGCTTCGGCTGGCCGAGCGCGCCCCACACGAGGTCGAGTACGTCGCGCTTGCCGCCGAACCACGGGAATGGGGCTCTCACGGCCGCACCCCCCTCGCCTCTGCCCGCCGCTCGCTCTCGCGCCAGGTGCGCCGCCTGCGCTCCCGGCGACACTC